ATATTGGCGGACGCTTGATCCGGCGAGATACGTTTGTATTACCGGAGATACAACCCCGGCTTCGATCGTGTATTCCACTGCCTCGTTACCGAGGGAGTCCACACGGAATACCCCGTCTTTCAGTAAGGGACACTTCATAAAATAATCGGTTAATCCCTGTATGATTGATTCTGTCATTTTCCGAACGCCCCCTCTGCGGCTCTTAATATTGCGTCACGATATGAGGCTTTCATACTTTCAAACCAATAGCCTTTTGCATCCGGGTTGAGCGGCGAGCCACCTTGATTGTTGTAATATTGCCGCCTCGCGTAAGGAGCGAGATAGATAAGCTCCCCCGAGCCGATAACCGTACCGAGGGTAGCGGATTTGATCATCATCCCGGAACGTTTCGGCGTGAGCCTGTCCATATACCGGAGACACTCGGAATCTATAATCTCCTGCGCCCTCGTGAACTCCTCCCGCTTTTTAGGAGCAAAACCCTCGTTCCACTTAAGTTCACACCGGATTGACCCATTTTCTCCTTGCTTTATTGTGATAGAGCCCCTCGGGGATGTTATCTCCGGAAAAGTCCTCTTTGATCCCATTACGCACCTCCGATCCGCCAATGCTTAACGCTATCGCTCCCTCGTACGGTGTTATCCGCGTACTCCGTTACGGTAATCAACTTAACCCCGAGCTTCTCCGCAATCGCGGCGATCTCTTTCGATGTATAGCTCTCTTTTTCGCCCTCGTATAAGGTAAGGAGGAGGAAATCTCCTTTACGAATACTCCAATAACCCTCTGCGCTTTCTGCGGTCCGGTATTGTTTCTCCGGGAGATAAACACGGCCTTCCTCGATCTCCGAGCCGATTAAAGGCACCCGTAATTTATATATGCTCTGGTCCGTCCAAACCCCGTTTCTCGTATTGACGCCCTCGCTCTCATAGTAAGATACGCCTTTTATCCTTGTCGGGATAAAAACGTCTGTCCGGTTGGTCGCATCGTATCGAGCATTAAATATTGTAATGTCTGTATTTACGATCATACCGTTACGCTCCAAAATCCATTAAACCGGTCTGAGATAGATAAACGTATGCCGCTTGGTAGAGGCTTTTCTCTGAAAGCGCCGCCGTCTCCGTCTCGCTTGAACCTCCGAAAGATACAGAGTATCCATCGTTGGATTCGCTAACTATCTCTCGCCCCTCGTGGGCGTTTTTTCTCTTTTCGTCCCAGAACAGAGTATCAGCCATAGAGCAAACCGCCAACCGGACGGCGTTTCCGCAATCCGGCTTTGCGATTCTCCCCATAGTATAATGATCCAGCTTTGCGCTGGCTCTCGTGGCGAGCCGATTAAAGGTACTCTCGTCCGTTATACGGTCGCCGAGATACTCGCTCTGGTAGAACGTAAACTCGGCGTATTTCATAAGCTCTCCTTACTGTACCGTGTGCGCAAAGATGCCGCCAAGTTTGTTATCGCGTACCTCTGCGATACCAGCAGTACGATAGCCGAACTTCCAAGCGTCGGCGTCCTGGTTCTGATCGGGAGTGATGATCTTGTTTACGGTGTGTTTCTGGAACTGAATTGCCGCCCTCTTGTCGATAGCGATAAAGTTAATGGCGTCTGCGCCCGTAAAACCGCCATTCTCCTGCCCGCTTGTTGTACCATCGTTAAGAGTAACGGTCTTGTAGAAGCGGGCCGAAGGAACCTCGATAACGCCAGCCCAGCCATCGAGAGCGGCACGGCTTGCGGTAGTATCGAGACCGTCGATCAAATCCTTAAGGGCGCCCTTGATAAACAGATATACCGTTCCGAGCCCAGCCTCGGCGTCCTTAATAGCGCTCTTTGCCGCCATTACAGCGTCAATAGCCGCCTTGCCTGTTGCAAGGGCTCCGGTAGCCGATCCGATACCAGCCTTTGATGCGTAAGCACCGAGACGGTAAGCGTCGAGCTCTGGAACAACCTGCGTACGCACAAACTCTGCCGAGAGTGCGGAGAACACGGGTGTTGCCTCTTGTTCGTCGAGAGCGTCTACCGAGAACATTCTGCCGCGATCGTAACCGATCTTCTTTGTCTCGTATGAAAAGTTGACGGAGCCATTTACGTAACCGCTATTGCGTCCGTAATTAGCGAGACCGTCCATCGACATCTTCGGAATGAGGATTTCATTTGCGTTCGCACCCTCTTTGACAAGGCTGTTATCACCGTCCAGAACGCTAGTAAGAGAAGCCTGTTTGTATACCTCATCCAGTGCTTCAGAGTAAAATTTTCTCAGTTGAATTGTGTTTGCCATTGTGATCCCCTTTTATTTTTTTTCTGCCGGGAGACCCATAAGCGCTCTCATAGCGGAGAAGTCAGCGTCCTTGCCGCCGTTACCCCCGTCGCCGCCTCCGGTTCTCCCTACCGCATTTTTGTGTGGCTCGTCTGCGCCGAACATATAGGCATCAGACTTACGGACTGTCTCGATCGCATTTTTGATGTCGGCGCTCTGGTCCTTCGACGCCTTAAGAGCGTCGATGTCGAGCATAGCCATTATCGCTTTCGCATTTTTACCGCCAGCCGCCGTGATCGCTCCGGTCAGAGTATCGTTGAAAGTGCGTTCCGCCTCCTTCGCCGTATACTCATCGTCCTTCTTTTTAAGGTCGCTCTGCAAATCTGTGATCTGCTTCTTAAGCGCCTCGACGTCCACGCCGTCAAACTTCCCGAGGCTCTCCTTTGCGGTGTCGAGCTGGGACTTATAGTTATCCCTCTCGCCCTCGGCTTTAGTCGTCTTGGCTTTCTCCGCCGCGATATCCTTGCCGTTCTCTGCCATGATCTTGTCGATCTGATCCTGTTCCAGTCCAAGCTCCTTCAAAAATTCGGTTTTCATTGATAGTTTCTCCTTTCACATATAGGTTGTTTTAGGGCTTTAACCGTCGCCCTGTGATTCTGCTGCCTTTTAGGTCTCAGCTTACAGACCAATAAAAAGACACCTTCCCATATTCGGGAGGGTGTCTTTTTAACATTTTGTGTGGGTTATTTCCACCCCGGGCTGTCTTCCGACACATTTATTCCGAGGCTTCGCAACGCTTTTATGGCTGTCTTTAGATTCTCTTTTTCTTCTTCTTCCGTGAACCTAATTTGACCGATTTTCTGTAATCCGAGCGGTTCATTCCACCGCTTATCGGAAAAAGGTTTTTTTTCTTCCATTACGCCTCCGCCATGATTATATACCATGTACCGCTGTCTTCGTATCTTTTGACAACCTTGAACCTGCTCCCTACATTATATAGCACTTCTCCTTCGTTGGCATTAAATCTTCGAATATCAGCTCCATATTGTGCGTTCGGAATTAAAATCTGCACCTGACCACCGGGATTATATAACTCATTTGATGCCGTTGTACTCATAAATTGAGGCGACCTGAATTCCGAACCGACCTTGTATTCCTCAAGCACCTCTTCCAAGGTTTCATTATCAGAGAAATAAAGAGAGCGTGTGAGTTGTCCTCTATATCGGGGCATTTTATTCAATGCCCTTGTCAATGCGCTCCGCATTTTTGATTCATCCTCGGTCAATTGCTCGCCTCTGCGCATCTTGTCATTTAATACATACGATTTGGAACTAATATAATCAAGTACCGCCCGATGTTCCTTTTCGGTTAAGACTTCCCTTTGTATTTCCCCGTTCTTCCATTTGTTGAATGTGTTTTTTGATGGTGCGACCCTGCCCTTTAGGTCATAATATATCCGTTCCCTCTGTTCGGGCATATTGAACGCCTTTGAAAATGCCTTATATTCGTCAAGCCGTGCCTGATATTTGCACCGCTCAATCATAATGTCATCAGGATCAGCGCCGCCCTCTTGCAGGAGCTTCACCTTGTCACGCTGGGCACGCATATTGGTCTCCATCTGCCTCTGCTTTTGCGTGGCTTCATAGGTGTTATATTCCCGGCCTCTGAATGACCGCTTTTTTGCCTCTTTGGCGTTCTGTTCCGCAAGCCATTTGTCGGAATATAACCTCTCGCTCCCCGGAAAGAATAAATAATACTCATGTCGGCAATTCCAACCGAGAAGCCCTGCACCTGTGCCAAGACCACAGACCTCTTCGAGTTGTTTCATGGTATAAACCTTGCCCTGCCATTTTGCGTGGTCAGGGCGTGCGCCAACATGCCACGACACCTCGAACCTATCGACCCCGAGGCGCTCGGCATTCATTTTGTTTATTTCGCCCGATAATTGCGACACCCCTGTTAACACGGCACGCCTTGCCGCCACATCTATGCGGTTGTGCCATCCGCTCGGGTAATCAATGCCTGTGTAATCCGCAGGATTTACCGCAAAGGCGTGGTCTGTACGCAGCCCACTCCTTGTCATTTCCCCCACCACTCTGCGAATGATGGTATTATAATCAAACATCCCCGATGTAATATCTACCATAGCTTGGTCGAGGTAATCGTTGTATATCTGCGACAAGGGCATGAACGCCATCCTGTTGCCATAATCGAGCATAAACCCCATTGATTTGGTGATGTTCTGGAGCTCTCCTGCGGTCTGCCCCTTCATAGCTTCAACCAATTGTCGAAGTTGTAGATTATCCTTGTATGGGATAAATTCATGTGTTATTTTTTCATATTGCGGTTTATATCTCGTATATTCATCCGCAATGACCGCCTCGTATAATTTCTCCACCTCGGCATCATTAAAGCCCACCGCAGATGACACCAATTTTTGAAGGTCGATTGATGATTTTCCGAGGATAAGCATTCGGTTCAATTGCCAGTCTGCCGTGCTGGTTATCTTCCCTGCCTTTTTTATCCTGCGGACAATATCGGACATGACCTCTTGCTCGAGCTTTCGATATCGGTTTACGATACCTGCCTTGATTGCGGATGTGTAGGATTCTCTCACGGCAATACATCGGACGACTGCTCAGGCAGATTCGCCGCCGCCGTTTCCTCGTCCTCTTGGTACCACTTCGCTCCGCACTCTGCGAG